TTGGAACCGCACAAGCTGGACAGCTACAACGATTGGGAATCGCCGGACGAAATCGAGATGGCCGCCCATCAGTACCTTCTTCGCTCCCTCTTCCTGAAGGAGGCCCCGATCGGAGCGGAGCATGCACGGGAGATCGCAGCCGCCCCGGTTGAGAGCTACATCGCCCCGGTCAACTTCTGGTTCGAGGGAACCCCGCACGATGACGAGCACAAGGTCAAGAAGGGGTCGTGGGTGCTTGTCGCAAAGGTGTTCGACGATGAGGAGTGGGAGCGGGTCGAGCGCAACGAGTACACCGGATGGAGTATCCAGGGAACGGCGTACCGAAGACGAGGGGATGCGTTGGGGCAGGAATGACGAGGAAACGCCGAGACGATCCAGACCATATCCGCCCGAAGGCAGCCGCGACGCTGCTCGGCTGCGGGCTTCAAACCGTGTACAACCTCATCCACGCTGGGGAGCTGAGAGGGTACCAGGTCGGAGGAAGATACTGGATCGAGAAAGCGAGTTGCGTCGAGTACAGGGAGCGGCATTCATTCGGGAATGGACGCGGGCCAGAGGGGGCGGCCTAGTGTCAAGGTCTTGACATCTGGTAAGGAAGACGCTATACTTCAAGTATCGAAAGAGGGAGGTAGGAAAAATGGAAGAGAACATCAGGACAGCGACGGACGCGGAACTGACAGAACGCTACTGCATGGCTGAAGAGGGGAGCGAGGAAGAGCGCGCGTTGCTCGCGGAGATCAAGCGGCGTGAGGCAAAGAGCTTGAGGAATCAAGCGAGCTTCGTGGATCACGAAGCAGAGAAAGCAGACTTGGAGTGGAACAGACGGTACGGCAACTCAGCGAAGATGGCGACACGGCAACGACAACAGGCCGCGCGCTGGGGGAGGTAGGGAGGATGAAAGAGCGATACGAGGTTCCGACGTACCGCATCCCCGAACTGGAGGAGCGGATCAAGAAGCTGAACCGGAAGGCCGCCAAGCTCGACTGCGAGCCGATCACCATCACCATCACTGACGAGCGCGTGATGAATCAGCGAACGATCGAATACCACGAAAAAGGCGCGCCGTTCGACACCGACACGGTGGATCACTTCGCTGTCGAGTGCGCAGTCGTTGTGCTCGAAGGCGAGACACCGATGCTGAACGGATGGCTCGTGATGAGCGCGATCGAATACATCGACTCGAAACCCGTCTTCCACAAGATCGAGGAAGACGAGCTGCCCGCACGGATGCGAACGCAGGGCGCGATCTGCGAGCACTGCGGAACGAACCGCCGACGCCGATACCTCTACGCATTGAAAAACGCGGAGACAGATGAGTGGATGCAAGTGGGATCGACGTGCCTGAGAGACTTCACCGGAGCGAACGACCCCCACGCAGTTACGTCCTATCTGGCGTATTTGCATGAGTTCGTTCTCCTCTGCCAGTTCGACGACCCGATTCCGGACGGCGAGCGGTGGATCAACATCGAGCATTTCTTGACGTACGCCTGCGCGGCAGTCCGAGAGGACAACGGCTTCATCGGGCGACGGCGGGCACGCGAGACGAACGGATACGCGACGGCAGATCGGGCGTGGGACACGATCAACGGCCAGCTCAACACAGATACCACGCGGCCCCTTCGAGTCGAGACGACCGAGGAAGACGAAGAGAAGGCAATCGCTGCCCTTGAGTGGGCGCGCGCTCTCTCGAAGCGCGATGACCTGAACGACTTCGAGCACAATCTGTTGACCCTCGCGGAGGCCGGGTTGACGGACTTCCATAACGCCGGGATCGCAGCGGCGATGGTCTTTGCGTATGACCGAGAGAAGACGAACGAATCCGAGGCGACGCCCGGACACATCGGCACGGTCGGCGAGCGTGGCGAGTTCGAGCTGACCGTTCAACACGTCATCCCTAACGTGGGGTTCTACGACGCGACACTGTTCAAGCTCGCAGACGCGGCCGGACATCAGGCAGTGTGGTTCAGCTCAAACGGAACCCGGATGGAGGCAGGACGGACCTACATCGTGAAGGCGACAGTGAAGGCGCACGGCAACTACAAGGGGACAGATCAGACGACCCTCAGTCGGTGCAAGGTCGTCTCCGCAGCCGAGCAGTGGGAGGATGCAAAGGCGGTGGCGGCGTGAACGCGATCGAGCTTGTGGACAACGGGCGGGGACGATTCGAGACGCACCTAGAGCGGATCGCCTCGCTCGTTCGGGGAGAGAAGCCCGCGACGCTTTCCGAGATTGAGGAAGCGGTGATAGAGGCGACCGAGAGCGCGGAACGACACATGGAGGCAATGGCTCTCTTCCGCGCGTGCAAGACCCATTCTCTCTACGACCTCTACCCACGCGAGCACATCTTGGCGATAGCGGAGTTCATCAAGGAACGGTTCCCAGAGGCGCGGATCTTGGAAGTCTGTGCCGGAGACGGGCGGTTGACACGATTCCTTGAGTGGGCAGGGATCGAGATGCTTCCGCCGACAGACGTGAAGGACGAATGGAAATGCGAGTGTGATATAAACGGAAGGCACTATGGCAAAAATGTCGAGAGGCGGGAAGCGGTTGTTGCGGCGATCGAAGCAAAGCCCGACCTCGTTGTCTGCTCATGGCCGCCGTACGATTCAGACGTCGTGGAGAGACTGCTGGCTGTCAAGTTCCCAGTGCTCTACATCGGGGAGGGAGAGTACGGTTGCTGTGGGGGCGAAGAGCAATGGAACTACGTCCACGAAGACATCGGATGCACGCCGTATCAGATATGCAGGACGGACGTGTACTACGGGGAGGGCTTCTACTTCCCGTGGGCGCGATACCACTCACGGACGTTCCTTTTCACCCCAAAAAGGAGGGAGGCAGAATGACCGGATATGTAGCGAACCCGAAGAGAGGGTGCGGATACTTGAAGCCCGGAGCGATGTACCTCCGCTCGATGACGTCACCCGATGGACTTCTCCCGCCGTTCGTTTGGTTTGCCCCGGCGATGCCATACAACGAACCGCACTTCCGAGGATACGTTGCAGTGAACGGATTGCAGTGGGAGAGCGCATTGCAGCCGAAGACCGTCTACCCGGAAGGCGTCGAGCAGATCGCGCGGGACGAAGGGTATGAGAGCTACGATCATCTCTACGCGGCGCGGTGGGAGAAGTACAGCGGAGGGCAGCCCGCCCCGGCGACGGAGCTACAGCGGCATCTTGGAAGGCTCCGCGTTTCAGCCCACGGCCTCAACGGGATCCTGTCTCCTGATCTTGGGCATCAGGAAGAGATGTGGACGCGGGATCTGCTGATGTGGGTTGGCGAAACGTATTACGAGACGCCGGAGGCGTTCGTTGCCGAGGGGTTGAAGCACGGATTCAACAAACGCATTCGAGCGAACGCATCGCCGCCTGGGATTCTGCCCGGCCGGACGAAGCTCTACCTTGCCCACATGAAAACGCTTCTGGAAGACGGGACACGCGGCCCCGGACTCTTTGGGTGCGCTTATCTGTCCGAAATCATCTACACCATGAAGCCCGGCGACACGACACCGAAGTACGTCGAGCAGTTGGACGGGGTCGAGACTGTCTACATCGGGCCACAAGGCGGAAAGTTCGGCGATGACGATGAAATCGTCGAAGACGGTGAGGAGATGATCCTCGTCTAGGGCGAAAGAAAACTCCCTGTTTGTTTGACCGAGACGGCCGTTCGCGGAGGCAACGCGGGCGGCCGATCTCTTTTGGAAATCCCATAACGTCCATCCCATCTCGTTTTCAATAGCGCCTGCTTTTCAAACCTCCTACACTGGCATCCACGATATGCCAAGTCGGGAGGGTGTTATGGCAACAGCGGAACAGGCGATGCGGCAGGACGAAAGCCTCGCCGAGTTGCTGGGCCTGACAGTCGAGAGGGTAGACCTCGTCGGCGCACCCGCAATTCGGCGGCGCTTCGTACTAACGAAAGCGCAGGAACCTGAAGAGACAGAGAAGGCCGCTTCAGACAAGCGATGGGCGAGTATCAAAGAATCAGACTACACCGTTGAGCAACTAGCGCGGGCTTGCCCGCGCTCTTGCATTCAGTGGGCACGAAAACAGGCGGAGGAAGCGGGCCGGGAATTGACAAAGGGAGACATGAATCTCCCGTACAAGGAACCGGACGGGACGCCGAACTACTGGGGGATTCGCGCCGCGATATCGCGGCTACCAGTCACGGATTTGCCAGCGGCAGTCAAGGCAGACGCCGAGAAAGAGCTTCGCACTGCTTTCGAGCGAGCGAAGTCGGACCTCGGAAAGGAGGAATCTGAGATGCCGAAGATTGCTGTAGAGGATCTGCGCGACGTTGCTTCGCGCATCGCGAAAGAGGATGACGAAGCGGCACTCGCCGCGTTGCGCAAGGAAGCAAGCGACGTGATCGAGAAGCTGCGCGCCGGGTTGGATTCTGGAGAGATTGAGGCCGAAACGGTCGAGGCCGCGATTGCAGAGCTTGAGAAAGCCCTGGATGAGGACAACGTTTCCAAGGAAGCGTTGAAGGCCAAGATCGAAGAGCTTCGCAAGGAACTTCCGAGCGGAGATCCGGCCGAAGAGGAAGAGGCAGACGGGGAAGCCTCTGAGGGGCCGGGAGACGGCCCTGAAGAGGGAGAGGAAAGCGAAGCGGAGGAAGAGCCGGAGGAAGAGCCGGAAGGCGAGGAATCCGCCCCTGAGACGACCTCAGAGGCGGAAGCTGCGCCGGAGGGAACCCCCGCGGAACCCGCTACCGAGACTGCCGCCCCTGAAGGGGAAGCAGACCCGGCCCCCGAAGCCGAAGTCGAGGAAGACAGCGAACCCGCCGACCCCGTTGAGGAGCAAGTCGAGTTCGCTGAGGAATTGTCCGAGGAAGAGCAGAGCACACTGCTTCGGGCGCTTCAAGCAATCGCGCCGTTCAAGTCCAAGCTCGGCAGCGCCTTCGATTCACTCGCTGGCGTTGTCGGGTACAAGGCGAAGTCCGCCGAGCCGGTGGACCTCTCCGAAGTGGACACCCTTCTGAAGAGCGACCTCCCCGAGCCGGTGAGGAAGGCGTTGGGCCAGTTCGTCCAAGTGTCGAAACAGGTCGAGACGCTGACCGCCGCGCTGGAGTTGGAGCAGACACAGAAGGCTGAGGCGATCGAGAAGCTGACGAAGGCCGAAGAGGCAGAGATCAAACGCGAATGCGTCGAGAAGGCGCAGCGGGTTCCTCTCCTCGGAGTTGAAAAGGATGCCCTGGCCGAACTTCTGAGGAAGGCCCGGACGATGGACTCCGCCCTTGCGGATGAGCTGTACAACATCCTCAAGGCAGCGCACGAACAGGTCAAGAAGAGCGGCCTCTTCGATGTCATCGGAACTTCGATGGCTGCGCCGGATTCCCCGCTGGGTCGAATCGAAGCGATCGCGAAGGAAAAGGTCGAAAAGAGCGAAGGGAAACTGACCATCCAGAAGGCTCGCGCCGAAGCATGGAAAGAGAACCCGGAACTCGCGACCGAGTACCAAGCGGAGCATGAAGAGCGGCAAGGACGACGGCGGTAGCCGTAAAGGGGGATGACAGATGGCTACTGAGAATCTAGGTGCACAGCAGACCTTCACTGCCGGAGAGGATCTTTCCGACCATCAGTTCGGGTGCGTGTATCTGCACACGACTGCCGGACAGGTCAAGATCGCCGGGGCCGCAGGGAACGTGATTGGCATTTTGCAGAACGCTCCCGAAAGCGGCTATCTGGCGACGATCCTCACCGCGCCGGGAGTGATCGCACGGGCGCGCGCTGGCGCTGCAATCAGCACGGTAGGCGCGGCACTGGAATCGGACGCCGATGGTGAAGTCGTGAGCTTCACGGTCGACGGTGATGGAACGACGGAGACGACCCTGGTCGGGTATGCGCTCGAAACCGCTTCGGGCGAAAACGAGATCATCAAGATCCTGACCGTGTTCGCTCCGGCGTCCAAGTAGAGGGGGGGGTGAACAACTATGGCCGGTAAGCCTACGCCACAGGATGTTCATGTCAATACTGCCCTTTCGGACGTTTCGGTTGCGTACAAGCAGTCCGCCGACACCCTCATCGCACCCCAGGTCTTCCCGGCGGTTCCCGTCGAGAAGCAGTCGGACAAGATCTTCACGCTCGACAAGAACGACTGGATGCGAGACGAGGCTGAGAAGCGGGCACCTGGAACCGAATCGAGCGGGGCTGGATTCGACATCAACAGTTCCACAACGTACTTCTGCGAGGTGCGGGCGTTCCACAAGGATCTCCCGCAGCAAGTGGTCGCGAACAGCGACCTCACCGACTTGCCTTCGCAGATGGCGGAGTGGGTGACATGGAAGCTACTCCTCAACCGGGAGCGCGACTTTATCAGCACGTACTTCGCAACGAGTGTCTGGGACACGGACTACACGGGACACGCGACCACGAACACCGGAACGAACGTGATTTACTTCTCGACCGGATCCACTTCTGATCCGATGGAGGCCGTCGATCGCGGACGCGAGCAGATCCAGTCGAACACTGGGTTCCTGCCGAACGTTCTGGTCATGGGGTCCGAGGTCTTCAACGTCCTTCGCCGACACCCGGACGTGAAGGAGACGATCAAGTACACGCAACTCGGCGTTGGAAGCGCGGAGCTTCTTGGGACGTTGTTCCAGGTGGACAAGGTTCTGATCGGAAGCTCGGCGTACGCTTCGAACAAGGAAGGCGGGACTGCTGCCTACGCGTACAACTTCGGCAAGAGCATGTTGCTGGTGTACGCGGCACCGTCGCCGGGGCTTCTCATTCCGACGGGCGGATACATCTTCGAGTGGAACGGATTCAACGGCCTCGGATACGACGTCGCGATCAGCGACATTCCGATGCCTCACTTGAAGAGCACCCGCATCGAAGGCGAGATGGCCTACGACGCAAAGGTCATGCAGACCGACATGGGCGTGTTCTACAGCGGCATCGTCGAGTAGGGCGAAAGGGGGAAAGCACTATGGGTCGTTATGTAGTGCGTATCCCGTTCGACACTCACAAGCGGGGAGACGAGATCGGTAGCGAGATCGAACAGGCTCCACGCTTTGCATCGCTGTTGGATGGCGATTTCCTTGAGAGAATCGAGGAAGACGCTGTCCCCGGCGTGTATGTTGTCGTCCAGAAGTTCCGGGGCGACGGTGAGGATTGGACGCCCGGACGTGTGCTGGATCTGCGGAACCGCCAATGGCGGAACGAGCCAGCGTTGCTTGAGACAGGGATGATCCGCCGAGCCACACGGAGCGACCTAACGCCGGACCACGAAGCGACAGGGAGGGCCGCGATTGCGATCCGCCCGGCTTCGGAGGTCCGGCATGCTCCCTCTGGGAAGACGGACACCACGGGGAGCGTTCCAGCGGACGCCTACAAGGATCCGGTTTGGCTCCGAAGGGAATACGTCGAGAACGGACGAACAACCATCGACATTGCAGAGCAATGCGGTTGCACGTCGCAGAACATCGGCTACTACCTTCGGAAACACAAGATCCCAAGACGCCCGCGCGGGACGCCGAAGACGTCCTAGTAGGAGGACAGTATGGGAATCGTCAGCAAAACCCGTGGCAAGGTTATCGTCGGCGATGGGTCGATCACGAATGCGAAGCTCTCGGATGACACGATCAAGGAAGCGAAGCTCAATGGAGCGCGGGTCGGCGGGACGGTCACCACGGCAGGCACGACAGTCAATGTCGCGCACGGCCTCGGAGACACCCCGACGATCGCTTGGTGTGTTGAGGGAGACGCATACGTCACTTCCTTCGACTCGACGAACGTCACGGTGAACAGTACGCAGAGCAGCGTCGATTTCTACGTCTACGCGCTGCTGTAGCCGGGGGAATCATGGCGACTTGGCACTACTCCGGGAACCCGTCCGCGACGCAACGCGACGCGGTACGGTGGCACCTTGGGGACGTCAACGAAGATGAAAAGCTCGTCTATGACGAGGAGATCGCGTACGCACTGTCAGCCGAGCGCGATTTGAACGGGGCAATTGCCCTATGCGCAGAGGCCATTGAGGCGATGCTACGGAGGGAAGCCGACGTAAAGGTCGGCGGCCTCTCTGTTTCTCTCAGTGACAAGGCGGATCACTTTGCGGCTCTCGCAAAGAAGTACCGCTCGCGTTCTCTCATCTACGCAACGCCATCCGTCGGCGGCATCAGCATCGACGAGAAAGACGAACAGCGAGAGGACGATGATCGGGTACGCCCGGCCTTCCGGCGCGGGATGTTCCGACCGAGTGGCGTGAATGTCGAATCTAGGCTCGCGCCCGATTGGACGGTGGGAACGTGAGATACAGTATGGCCCAGCGCGTTACCGAAGCGCATCAGCATCTTCAGAACCGTTTCGGGCAATCGATCATGTTTCATCGGGTGAAGAACCATACCCAGCATCACGAAACGGGAGAGAGCTACACCTACTGGGAAGAGCCGACCATCACCTGCACTGCGATCTATGAGGCTACAACGCGGCACGTACAGGGTACGAGTGGCGTTGTCCATCTTGGGGACAGAGCGTTCGTCTTCGCGGCGTCGGACCTAACCGAGCAGACGGGAACCGACGCCGCGGGACGGAATGATACGTGCGAGCCGAATGCGGACGATTACATCACGTACGACGGCCGCACATACAAGCTAGATCTGGGAGGCGGAACAAAGATCTCGTGGCGTGATCCAACGCAGACACTTTGGACCGTCTGGGCAAGGGAGAGAACGTAATGGCGAGGGTTGGAGGGAATGTCGTCGTCGTGTGGAAGCCGGAGGCTCTGAAGAAAAAGAGCCAGGCAACCGCCGTCGTTTTCCTTCACATGGCTCTCGCCGAACTGACAGCGGAGGCGAAACGGAGATGCCCGGTCGACACCGGACGCCTGAGATCAACCATCACATACGAGGTCGATGCGCAGCGGAGGACTGGCCGCTACGGAACGAACGTCGAATATGCGTGGTACCAGGAAGAGGGAACGAGCACCGGAATCGTCGGGAAGCATTACCTCCGAGGGGCACTGGAAGCGAAGAAAGGGAAGCTGACACAGCTATGGAAGATGTAGTTGGGTTCGTGTTCCTGAGCGAGATTGTGCATGCCGCCACGATGACGGGCGGCACGACGGAAGAGAAATACCAGGGCGTTCCGCTTCTCGTGCGGGTCGAGCTAATCGAATACGTGACGATGGAAAGCGGGATGACAAAGATTCAGTTGGGGGCTGGTATCGGGCCGGTGTCAGTCGCGGAAACGATGGTTGAAGTCGCGGAGCGAATCAACCGGGCGAAAGCAAAGAAGTAGGAGGGATCATGCCCCGAACAGTTGGCGCGGTAATCACACGCGACTTCGACGTTGCTGGCGGAGCGACGAATCAAGCCCCGACGGACGATACGGCAATCACGGTAGGCCGCGGGGCGACGATCGTAATCCAGGCGGATTCCGCAACCCGCACGGACAACGCTTCGACGAACGTTGATGTCAACGTTCACGCATCGTTGGACGGAAGTACGTTCGACACGAATCCTTGGGCTTCAATCACGGCGTTGGGGAACGACGAAATCGAGTGTCTTTCTGTTACGCCCGGAGTCGCTTCGATCAAGCTCCGGCTGGACAACAACGACGGCGCACATGACGCATACATCCGATGCAGGGTGTTGACGATCGCAGAGTAGGAGAGACGAATGGCCTCCCTAATGAACCTCGCAAAGAACGGGATCATGGCGATGATCGCCGCGGATTCCGATCTCAGCGGATCGGTTCAGGGGTGCTTCTTCATCAAGCAACCACCGCACCCGGCCAAGCCGTACATCCGAGTGGAGTGGCTCGGCGGAGGAAGATCGCATGCGTTCAAGTCGGCGTGTAGGGCAAGCAGCGGCGAGTTCATGGTCTTCTTCCACGTATTCAGCGACGGGGGGGATACGCCGGGAGCGAGCACGGAAGCGGAAACGATTGCCAGTTACATACATGCGGTATTTGACGGAGGGGAACTATCGATCAGCGGGTACAAGACGATCACGCTGGTTCGAGACACAGAAGACGACTTGGCACTGGAAGACGATACCAAACTCTGGCACCTGATTGCTCGGTACAGAGGGCGGGCGAACCCATCAGCATCTTAGGGGGTGAAACATGGCCTGCGGTAGCAGCACGAATGCGATCAGCGGAATTGACGGGTACGTGATGGCTGGGGCTTGCGGTGCGGCAGCGACGGTTGCCGAGTTGAACCACTGGACACTCACTGTCACATCGGACCCGATCGACGTTCGCGTGTTCGGAAGCTCCGGCTGGGGAGCCTACAAGAAGGGCGCGAAAGACTGGACTGCGAGCTTCGAGGGCTTCTGGTATCTGGGCGACACGAACGGCCAACTGGCGCTCCACAACGCGCTGGTCAACGGCACCACGATCGAGTGCTACTTCTACCTGGACAACGACAACTACTACTACGGCGCTGGGCTGGTTACCAGCGAAGCCGTGGATGAGGCGGTCGATGGTATCGCGACGATTTCGTTCGATATTCAGGGAGACGGCTCGATCAGCAACACGACTGGATAGAGCCGCGGATAGCGGATCGAAACAGGAATGAGAAGGGGAGGGCCATGCGAACGCTACGCGACAGCAGACACTCCCCTTCCCTTTTTTCGCACGCAGGCACATGTGGAAAGCAAGGGAGGGAAAGTACATGCGGATTCTGATCGGAGTATCGACGTATCAGGACATCGAGAACCCGAAGATGGGGAGCGAGCGACAGGCACTCGGGACGGCGAAGGCATTGGGAGAATTGGGGCACGAAGTCTACGTGACGAACATTCTCATGGACGCGCCGCGTTGGGAGAAAGGATACGACGTCATCCATCTGTTCAACGCGAGCGGGAAGAAGGGACCGTACCTCCACGTTATGGAGATGGCCCACGTTCTCGGGAAGCCGGTATTCCTGACGCCGGTTTACTGGCCGCTGGCGGAGCTGCTGTACGAGGTGAGCAAGTACCGGAACTACAGCGCAAAGGACCATGACGAGGTATTCAAGGCGTTCCGAGAGGACATCCACGGCGTGCGGGCGTGCGTGCAGCGAGCAGATTGGTTGCTGCCTAACGCGGAGCTTGAGATGGCGACTCTGCTCGGGTTGTCGGATCTCAGCATGGAGCTGGACCGCCCTCCGCTGTCGCAGACTTACACGGTCGTCCCGAATGCGGTTGATGTCCAGAACGAGATCCTGCCGACGCTCTCAGAAGATCGGCCGCTTCCGCACGAACTGAAAGCGAGGCTGTCCGACCGTTTCATTCTCTGTGTTGCCCGAGCCGAGCTGAGAAAGAACCAACATCGACTCGTGGAGGCAATGGAGACGATATGGAAGGACGACCCTTCATTGCAGCTCGTTCTGCTCGGAGCATTGAATCACGATTACGTCCGATCGATCGAGCCGAAGATCAAAGGGAAGAACATCATCATTGTGCAGCAGAGCGCCGCCCACGACGTTCTGAATCTGATGAAGCGGGCGACGTGTTCTGTCCTGCCTTCGCTCTTGGAGACGCCGGGATTGGTCAACCTCGAAGCCGCGGCACTCGGGGTCCCTGTCGTCGCGAGCAGCCGGGGAAGCGTCAAGGAATATCTGGGCGACGGCGGCCACTACTGCGACCCGCTCGACCCGGAGAGCATTGCCGACGCGATCAAGGAAGCAATCGCAGCCGGGCCGAACCTGGAACTGCAACGGCACGTACAGGAGAGCTTCAGCTACGAGCGAGTAGCAGAGCTGACGGATGCAGCGTATCGAAGGCTGCTGGATGGTGACGACGAATGAAGATCGCTATGGTTCTCTCGACAGTCGCCGCGATCATGAAGGCGCGCAGCGGGAGCGAGCGAGCCGCCGACGGATTGGCGAATGCTCTGAGCGAACTGGGGCATGAGATCTACATCACGAACCTTTTGAACCGCTCGGTACGATGGGGGGAAGACTTCGACGTCCTGCACTGCATCAACGCAGGCGGGCCGAAGGGGCCGTACTTGAACGCGATTCAGACAGCACGAAGGCAGAACATCCCAGTCGTGACGTCGCCGATCTATTGGCACATCAATCAGCAGATGGCAGAGGAAGACACGGTGCTCGATCGAACGGCCACCGGGCAGGCAGAGTGGGCCGCTGTTCTCCGAGAATGGAAAAAGCAGACGCGCCTTCTGTTCATGGAATCGGACCTCCTTCTCCCGAACGCCGAAAGAGAGATGGAGGCCGTCGTCGAGCTTCTACAGGATGACCCGGAGCTGGTTTCGGGTTACGGACAGATCCCGCCATACGCGGTGATCCCGAACGCCGTTGACATCGAAAACGAGATCCTTCCTGTCGAGAGAGGGGAAGAGAAGCTACCGAAAGAGCTAGAGCTGAAACTGGCGGAGCGGTTCATCCTCTGTGTCGGGCGGATCGAGGTTCGGAAGAATCAGAGCCGCCTCGTTGAGGCGATGAAGCGAATCTGGGAAAAAGACCCGCATTTGCAGTTGGTCCTTGTCGGGCGAGCTTCGACGCCGTACATCCAGAAGCATAGCGGCCTCTGGCAGGGATGGCCGATTCTCGTGCACGACGAGACGACACCGCGTCGCGTCCTTGAACTTATGCGTCGCTGCACTGCCTACGCGCAGCCGAGCCTGTTGGAGACACCGGGTTTGGCGACGCTCGAAGCAGCGGCGCTTGGGAAGCCAATCGTTTCAGGAACGTGCGCAACGGAGGAAGAGTACTTCGGAGAGCACGCCCACTACTGCGATCCGATGTCCGTCGATAGCATCCATCGTGCATTGCTGGATGCGATCGCTGAGGCAGAGGACAGCCCGGAAGTTCTCTCTCCGTCGATGCAGGAACGAGCGACACACATCAGACAGCGGTACAACTACAAGCGGGCCGGGGAATTGCTCGAAGAGCAGTACCGACGCGCAATCGCGACCGTTCATTCGGGAGGGGGTGAGTGACATGGCGAAGTGGGTTGACGAAGGCGAGAATTGGGTAGCCGACATTCTGTTCGGTTCAGTCTCCGTCGATACATATCTGTATCTCGGCCTCTACAAGGACACGAGCGAGCCAGCGGAAACCGATGGCCTCTCGGATCTAACCGAGGAAGACGGAAGCGGGTACGCACGAATCATGCTGACCCGCGGCACGTGGTCCGTGGCGGGAGACGACGCTTCCTACGCCGAGCAAACCTTCACGGCAAGCGCGGTATGGGGCAACGTCTACGGCTACTTCATCGGAACGTCCCCAGACGACAGCGGCAAGCTGCTGTGCGTCGAGGACTTCGACGATGGGCCGTACGATGTTGGAAATGGAGACAGCATCAAGATCACGCCGAAGATCACAGTCTCCTAGTGCGTGAAAACGGAGCGCGGTGCTAGGGCGACGCTCTGGCACCGCCCTCCACGGAGGATCATGAAGCGATACGAGTACAGCGGGGGAATGGCAGTACGGATGCTTCCCGCGGGCCGGGCAGCCCGTGAATGGTCCGTGGCTGCGAGTATCCCCCTTCGGCGAGCTTCGATTGGCTGGAAGCCCTCAGAAGCCCTGCAAGGCGTTTCGATGCCTTCCGGGGGCAAGAGGACGAAGGACGCGATCGAGCGACGGGAAGAGGGCGCTCGCTTTATCACAGCTCCTTCTGCCGTGACCGCCCGCCGGGTACACACGCATACCGGATTGGACAGAGTGACGCGGCTGTTCATACCGAAGACGGGACGTATCGCCAGGGATTGCGCCGAGCCGGGCGCGGTCCCTGCTTTTGAGAGGGGCGGGATATGAACGCCGTGAAGGCAATCAGAGAGCGAGACATGCCTGAAGAGCAGCGGGAAGCCATTCTCGCTGCACAGGAAGCCGACCGTCGCCGCCACGAGATCGACGCGCAGATCCTCGTTGCAGTCGTGACGGATCTCTTTGAGCATTGTCTCGAGTCTAGCTGCGTCTTGGGCAGACAGGAGATATAGGAAATCATGGCATACCTCAAAGCGCCGAACATGGTTGAATCCGCACTCGCATCGTCCTTTACATACGGAACGGACACGGTGATTGACCTTGATGATGTATCCGACTTCGAGACAGACGGCGGTGTCGTTCTCATCAATGACGGGACCGAATGGGTGTTGCAGATCTACAGCTCGGTTGATGCACCATCCGACGAACTTCGCTCCCTTTCCAACGCGGATTCGGTCTACAAGTCGTCCGGCGCGGATAGTCACGAGTTCGCGATCGGGACTACCGTAGAAGTAGTCGTCGCGGCAGAGTACGTCAACCAGATCATCGACGATGTCCGCAATGCGTCGGCTGGCGCCATCCTCTACGAGAGCAGCGATGAGATTGGGAGTTCGTCGAGTCTGACATTCGATGGGACGACCCTCAACGCCGATTGTGCTGCCGTGTTCAACGAAACCGGCGCAGACGTCGACTTCCGCGTGGAGGGAACCGGCCAAGCCAACGCTTTCTTTGTCCAGGGCTCAGACGGCTACGTCGGCATCGGGACGCCGAGTCCTGGCTCACTGCTTGATGTACGTGCTGCTGCTGGCTCAGCTGGGACCCTCACACTGTCCACAGACGAGCCTACCGTAGAGGCTGGCAACATTCTCGGGCGAATTGACTTCCAGGCGCCGAGTGAAATAAGTGGCGACGATGCGACAGTCGTTAGTGCATCCATCTTGGCTGAGGCGGAGGATACCTTCACATCCGGCAACAACTCGACGGGGCTGGTATTCGCGACAGCCTCCTATGGTGCAGTATCCGAGGCAATGCGTATAGACCATACCGGCAACGTCGGCATCGGGACGGCTACTCCAACGTACCCGCTGGACATCAGCGTTACGGCAAGCGTCGCTCATTTGGGACTCTTTGCGACTGGGGTTAGTCAACCAGCGACTGCTATCCGTGCAGCTAATTGTTTCGGTTCGATAGGCTACTATTCGGGCACGACCGGTGGGATTAGCGTGACTGGACTGAGCGACACAGACGCTGCAGCGTTCTATTTCCGTGGGATCATTGGCTCGAGCAATCCAACGGATACGACTCCGGCAGTTGTGTTCACTGCTGGTAAGAGTAACGGGTCAACCTCATGGACCTCCCTCGGGGATACAGAGACGGCCTTCCAGTTCATGAACTTTGGGACCGCGAAGGTCACGATTCTCGGTGGTGGCAACTTCGGCATCGGGACGACTACGCCAAACGCTGGAGCAATCCTCGATGTTACATCAACCACCAAAGGCATCTTGCTCCCGCGAATTGACGGAAGCGCCAGTTCCCCAGCGAACGGGATGATCTGGTATGACTCAACAGCCAACACATTCAAGGGGTATGAGAATGGCAGCGTCAAAACATTCTACTGCACGTAGTAGATCGCCACGACACGTAGTGTTTGAACGAGGAGGAAACATGAGAAAGATCTGTTTCGTAGGAGTACTGGCATTGATCATCGGTGGGCTCACTGCGTGTTCGTGGTTCGATCCGCAGCCAGAGAGCCACGGGAAGATCGTTGTGCGGCTGGACTCCGAGCCATCTGTTGGTCCGGCCTCCGTGCGCCCGATGGAGATCCCGGCGGATTCGGAGATCGTACACGTCAACGCATCTCACTACTCAGGGATCAGCGTCACGGGATCTGCTGAGATCCAGAGTGAGAGTACGACCATCGGAATGCAGGTGCCGACGCGCACGAACTACGCGGTTGGTGCTGTCGTCAGCTACGAGGCTTTTGGGGATCGCGTGATCGCGCTGACCGGAGGGCTTGACACACCGATCAACGTTGAGTCCGAAAAGATAGCCCAGGCAAATATCACGCTGAGTCGATGGAGTGTCGGTGATGTCGTAGCGCCGGTCGCCGCGGAATCATTTGAGGTGTTCCAGGTTACAGCGACGGTATCACACAGAGATTTGCTCTCCCAGTTCGCTGGAGATGTAGCAGAGTTGTACGCATCGTGGAGCCCGCCAAGCAAAAACTGGTATGGGACCCGAATTGGCACAGGAATGTTCATCAACGGCCGCGCCGAGATCACTGCTGTGGTTCCGCACACGGCAACAGACCGAACGCTCTACACGACTATCGTGGTCATGGCTAAGCCAGGGTGGAGCACGATCGATGGCACCCCGAGGATCTGTGTTCCGAACTTGTTCATCGGAGAGGACGCAATCGAGATCTACGTTTCTCCGGCTGGCGGAGAGTTGAGCATCATCATCGAATAGAGGGAAAGGGGCAACGACACCATGAGGAAGTTCAGGATCGACAAGGTCATCAACGACCTTCGAGGCAAGCCGCTCAATTTTGGCAAGAAACTCGACGAGGAGACGGGCGAGTTCAGCGATGGGACCAAGACAACCGGCGAGTATGCCATTGTGATCATCGAGAACGCGATGGGCCAGTCCAAGGACGGCGTAACGCGCCTTGGCATGGCCGCTCAGTCTATTCTCAAGGCGCTGGACGCCGGGAAGTCATTCGCGGCCCTCGAGAACGCCGAATACGGTGCCTTGAAGAAAGCAATCACCGACATCTCGGACAAGCTCCGCAATCAGGTTCCGATCACCCTCGCATACAACGAGGTCTTCGACGAGAGCGACCGGCTCTACGAGAGGAAGGAAGAGCCGGAGAACGTTACACCTAAGGAGTGATCCTTGTTCGGCCAGTCGAGGTTCGGCAGTGTGCGGTGGGGATGGCTAGGCAATGTTAGGCCCACTGTCCCGACTTCCCTTCAATGTGAGGGCGAAACGAACCCTACCGGGGTGACGGATACTACACCGGAGTTCAGCGCCGTTTACAACGACCCCGACACCGGCGACACGGCGACGCACTACGAGGTCGAAGTGAACACTGCACCCGGCTTCGATGGCGACGTGATGTGGGATTCAGGATGGATTGACATCACGGACGTTGACGAGGGGGAGCGGTGCTCTACGGTTAGCTATGACGGGGATGCACTCTCAGAGGGAACGACGTATTACTGGCGTTGCCGGTTCCAAGATGCATGCGCTGAGACAGGTGCATGGAGCGACACGGCGAACTTCACGATGGCTACATCGTGGGAGTATTCTGGCGGCATTTCCGTCGTCCTGACCCCCGCAGCCACATTCACACGAATCCACGTCTACGCTGCCTCTGTAACGTTGAGCCTTACCCCGGCGGCGGCGGCCACTCGGTCGTGGGTATACGCTGCCGCGGGCGTGCTCGCGTTGCTCCCGAACAGCACATGCGATCGAGATTGGGTCTACGCCGGGACACAAGTGATTGCCCTTTCGTTGACCTCGACGTACAGCAAGGCGGAACAGACGTTCAGCTACGAGGGCAGCGCAACGATCACGCTGGTCGCAGCGGCGACAACGAGCAAGATCGAACAGCAGATCAGTTACGAGGGAGCGATCACCCTTGTTCTTTCCCCCGCAGGAACGTACACGCGGATCTGGGTCTACGCCGGAGACAGTTCTATCACGCTGACAACGGCGGCCGAATACACGCGCAGTTGGGTGTACACGGGGAGCGGAACGATCGCCCTGACTGCGGGGGCGGCATACAGCAAGGTCGAACAGGGATTCAGCTATGAGGGCGCGGTTGTTGTCTCGCTCACCCCCGCGGCGACAACGAGCAAAGTCGAGCAGAGTTTCAGCTACACGGGCACGACTACAATCGCGCTGACCACCGGAAGCTCCTACCTGAGAATCTGGGCATACACGGGCGCGGCAACGATTGCCCTTGCCCCCGCGGCGGCTGTGACGTATCAGCACGCCGTTGAGGGCACAGTTTCCGTAGCCCTCACCCCGAACAGCGCATACACGAGAGAGTGGGCCTACGAGGGCGCTCAGACGATCTCAGTCGCTCCAACAGCGACGACGACCAAAGCAGAGGGCGTCGTTGGCTCCGTGTCGTTCTCCCTTGCGATTTCGGCAACGGTCACGAGGGAATGGGCCTACGCCGGGGCGGTTTCATTCACGCTGACACCCACGGCAACGGGAACTGAAACGCAAGTCGTCGTTGGAGCGATCACGCTCGCGCTTCTCCCTGCGGCGACAGTGACGAGAGAATGGGCCTATGCCGGAAGCGTCGCAATCGAGCTGACGCCGAACGCGACACCGCTTCGAATATGGAGCTACGCCGGGGCTACGGCGATTGTTCTCGCACCGCAAGCGGACTACGCGCGGACGTGGGCCTACGCCGGAAGCCTGTCGGTCGTTCTGACCCCCGCGGCGACGGTGACGAGAGGTTGGGCCTACAGCGGGGCGATCACGCTTTCGATTTCGCCAGCCAGCGCGACCGAAAAGGTCGAGCAAGCCTTCACGTACAACGGCGCGGTTCCTCTGACCCTTGTTCTTTCCAGCAGAATCACCCGGACGTGGAGCTACAGCGGGGCAGCCCCGTTGGCACTTCTGCCAGCGAGCACAACGGCAAAGGTCGAGCAGGCATTCACGTACAGCGGCGCGGTGGCCGTTGCTCTTCTCCCTGGATCAACGATCACACGGGAATGGGTCTACAGCGGGACAGCCACCATCAGCCTGACGCCGAACAGCGAACCCGATTTCGTTCAGGCCCTCGTTGGAGCGGTTACGATCACGCTGACGCCTGCTTCGACGTACACCCGAGCGTGGGCATACGCCGGAACGGCTACGATCACCATCACCCCGAATGCGGCGTCGAGCGAGACACAGAAGGTCGTCGGGGCGGTTTCGATCACGCTGATGCCGGGGGCAACCTATACCCGAGTCTGGGCCTACAGCGCGTCGCAGACGATCAGCCTCACCCCCGGAGCGACATACACCCGAGTCTGGACCTACGATGCTGCGGCAACGATCACCATCACCCCGAACGCGACGACGGCGAAAGCGGAGCAAGCATTCACGTACAGCGGGGCAGCAACGATCACGCTCATCCCCGCAGCTTCTTTCACGAGAGCATGGGCGCATTCTGGGGCCATCGGCGTTTCACTGCTGCCGAACGGGGCAACCGAGAAAGTCGAACAAGGGTTCACCTACAGCGGGACAGTTGACCTCGTTCTGATTCCTGCGGCAATCGCAACGCGGCATTGGGCGTACGCCGGGAGCATTGCGCTTGAAGTCATCCCTTCTTCGACCTACATGCAGGAAGGGGTCTACGCATACTCCGGCGCGGTGACGGTTTCCCTTACGCCGAATGCCGCTGCCGGGCGCGCCTACTTCTACAACGGAAGCGCAACGATCACGTTGACGCTGACAGCGGACTGCGCCCGGATCTGGACTTACGCGGGGTCTTCTCAGTTCGCGCTTACGCCCGGAGCAGGGCAGACGTACGAATGGGCCTACACCGCGACCGTTACAATCAGTCTCACTCCGTCGAGCGAGCGAACCCGGATATGGGGCTACCTCGCCGCGAATGCCTTCTCTCTGCTCCCGACAGGGACATACGATCATTGTGAGATCTTGGAGTACGCTGGCTCGGCCGCCTTCGCCCTTACCCCGCAGGCAGCTTCGGCTTTGACAACGACATGGACCGTCGCGGGGAGACAGACGATCGCGCTCGTGCCGGACGCGACAGCACACGCGGAATGGACAGCGACCGGGGCCGCAGGAATCACCCTTACGCCGGATGCGAGCTACCGGAAGACGGAACAGGAGTTCTCTCAGGTAGGATCGGTCGCGCTGTCTCTGTCCTGTAGCGGAGGGGGATACGTTTACAACTGGCAAGTCGAGCTGTACGGAGACGCCGCGACGGACCATTCGCTGGTCGGTGACGCCGCGACGGACCATTCGCTGGTCGGTGACGCCGCAAAAGATTACGCTCTCATAGGAGACGGGAGGCGATAGAAATGGCAGACACGCTACCAACCACGCTGACGGTTTGGCAAGGGCGGTATCAGGAAATCGACGGAATCGCACAGGATGACGACGACATCGCACTCGGTATCGA